CTACAATGTGTCTCCCCCGCTGTCCACAGCAAGCGGGCCAGGTCACAGACCTGGAGCGTAACACGCAACGTAGCCACGTGCGCCTATTAACTGGCCGTCACCGTGGAGGGAGCACCCCGGGCGCCTGTGGGGATCCACTTGGCGGAGGGTTTCGATGTGCTCGATCCAGACGCACCACCGGACTCACTGACAACTTGAGATCCGGGCGCTTTCGCTGTCCCCTTGCCCTTCTTCGCTTGCGTTTTCTTCGGGCAGTGCGCACTGGAGCCATCTTGCCGAATAACCACCGCCGGTGCTACGGTGGCCTCGGAAGCAGTGCCGGGAGGGGGCAGCACGTCAGAAGCATCCCCTTGCGGGATTCCGAGAAACTTTGCTACAGGACCGAAATCGAAAACTTCGAGAATCGACCTAGGGCACGCGATGGCTGACTCGCTGCCCACGAACGACGAGAAATCGTCATCCAGCCTCTCAATGCACGCCAGTGTTTTGTTCCATTCTTCCTGAGACAAGTAGGTGCCCCACGCAAGCGCGGTGGCAAAAGAGGAACACAGTTCGCGTGACATCGGATGCTGTTCGATCAGCTCTTGAACCCTGGCCTTCTGAGCAGAGAGCGTGTCCTCTGGCTCGTCGATGAGTTCGAGGGCGACCAGGTTCGACAGCCAGTCATCTAGGACTAGCTTGTCATCGCTGCATTCGGAGATGTGGTATTCCGCCCAGCTCATCAGCCAGCGGCGGAGGAAGGGAGCTTGATGAGCCGCCTCAGCGAGGGCAAGTAGGGAGCCAGCGCATAGGTGATGGTGAAAGTCGGGGTTAGCGCACTTTCCATCAACGAATACGTAGTCTTTGCTTGCAACAAGCTGGCTTTTCTCAAAGAACTTGCGCGGCTTGGGGAAGCCAATATCCACAGAGTTCTCCACAAAGAAGTGCCAGCTGCAAAACTCGCAGCGATTGGGCTTGCTCATCACTGGCTCGAGAACCTTCCCGAAGTTGTCTCCGACGAACTTGGCGAGGGTATCTTCTTTATACCCCCACCGGCCAGGCATCCGCCACACGGAATCATCGCCTTCCCCCACGAATCCGATATGGGGGGAGTTTCCGTGCAAAAGACGCTGCACTGTCTCGATGCCCGAATGGTTGAGCACAACTGACAAGAAGACGCGGTAATTCTGCAACCAGTTAAAGAAGCTGGTACCGCGCTCGCCTGAAAACCTCCAGACATCTTCAGTCCCGATCATGACCGTGATATGCTTCATGTCCCAGTGGACAGTAGCAACATCCGAACGGTACTCGAGCGGACCTCCAAAGTCGAGGGCATCGGCCTCCTTCTGCCCGATGAGTGGCGTAACCAACACCCTCACCACAGAATGAACCAGTTGCGTCTCCCAGAGCTTATCCTCGAGATCAATGGTGGAATCAAATGCTCCATAGTCATTTGAGTAGATTTTAGATTCCACACCGCTTTCACGAAGGAAATTGCACATCATCCCGATGCGCGTGCGGTCATTTTGGCCCTTGATGTGCCTGCCAACGAATAATTTCTTCCAGATGCATTCTGCCGGGTCGATATACTCGGCTGAGGCTGCTGCGTTGGCTTGGCCTCCATGAGCGAGTCCGCGGGGGAGTTTCGAGTCTGGGATGTTAATCTCGTGGAGCTTGAGGGCTCCATTCTGATGCCCGATGGGAACCTTGCGGTCAGTGTTCCGCATGAAGGCAGCCAACCCTTGGCTCCAACTGCGCGGATACTTCGCGATGTCCCCGCCATACAACTCCTTCGCATTGTTCACGAAGTGTTGCACCAGCAACTGTCCAACCAGGTCCAGAAGCTGTCGGCCGCGCTCAGATTTCTTAACACCCTTCGTCTTCTCGATCTCCTGTGCGTGCCTCGACACAGAACATTCCTCGTTGTGCCGGCTGTCTGCATACGGAGCAGTGGGTTCGGAAAGGACTGCCGTCCGCCTCATCGTTTCGTAGGCCACAGGTACAAGCGCGTCGTCCAACGGGATGTGATTCCTGTCAGTGCGCTCCTTGACCACGATCACGATACTGTTCTTCACAGGTTTCATCGTGGCGGTACATTCACGATTCGGCAATCCTTCTTGCGGATCAGTAGGCGGTGCGATCGATGGCACTCCCAGTGCCAGTTCAGCGGACTCTTCCTCTTCTCCGTCATCTTCCACGAATTTGGCGCGAACAGCCCTCGAACGGCGCACGATATCCAGTGTGCCATTGAAGTAACCAACTGCCGCGATCACTGTTGCGTTTTGTATGTAACGCTGCTCCG